TAAAACAAAAATACTTGAAGAGGGCATGACCTGGAAAACAATTTCTATACCTCCGGAGGACGCTCAGTTTTTACAGACAAGACAATTCCAGGTAACAGAGATTTGCAGATGGTACGGGGTGAAACCCCACATGGTGGCGGATTTAGAGCGGGCGACCTTCTCAAATATCGAGCATCAAAGCATTGAAGGGACCAGGGACACTTTCAGACCCAGGGCAATTAGATGGGAAGAGGCTATAAACTGCTTTTTCTTTAAGCAAGAGGATCCTTTCTACTGCAAGTTTAATTTAGATGCTCTTTTAAGAGGTGATGTTAAGAGCAGATATGAAGCTTATGGGCTTTTGCTTGATCGAGGCGTTTATAACGCTGATGAAGTGCGGAGCCTGGAAGACATGAACCCGCAAGAGGGCGGCATCGGCAAATCTTATCTTGTGCAGCTTAACATGATGGACAAGAAAAGCTTGTTGAGCATAAAGCCTGGAGATTCAAGAGCAATCAGAAGCGAAAAACGAGACATTGCGGATATTATCAGCGCCCGCCGGGAGCTTTCCAAAAGATACAAAGAAAAATTGACAACTGCGGCGGAAAAGCTTGTCAGGCTTGAGGTCAAAAATATAAGAGAGGCGGCAAAAACATTGTTAAATCGCAGCGCTGGCGATTTTGAGGCGTGGATCAACAAAGACTATCAGGAGTTTGAAAAAGAAATAAAAGCGGCTCTGGCTGGCATTTTGGAAAAGTTTTCTGACGACATGGCGCCGCTGATCAAGGCGGAAGTTGGCGACCTGGCGATTGACGCGGAAATTAAAAGATTTGCAGCGGATTATATAGACGGCTACGCAAAAAGGCATATGAGAAGCACGACCGGCCAGCTCATGAAGCTGCTAAAAAGTGAGAACTTCCAGGAGGAAATAGAGCGGCGGCTCGTTGAGTGGGAAGAAAAAAGGGCTGAGAAAATAGGATCGCGGGAATCATCCAGGGGTAGAAACGCTTTTGCAAAGGCCGGATATGTTGCGGCGGGCTTTACAAAAATAGTTTCTGTTGCTTTTGGCAAATCCTGCCCTTATTGCAATGCCTTAGACGGGCAAGTGATAGGGACAGATAGCTACTTCTTAAAGTCTGGCGACAGTTTCGAGCCAGATGGAGCTGACGAGCCGTTAACCGTCAGCTCAAATCTATCACATCCACCATATCACGATGGCTGTGATTGCGATATCAAAGCGGGAGTGTAGGAAAAATGAATGAAGAGAGAAGATACAGGGAAATTGAAGTCAGAGCGGTTGGTGAAGATGACAAAAAAATAATTGAGGGCTATGCGGTTGTCTATGACAGCCCCACTGAGCTATGGGGAATAACAGAAATAATCCGGAAAGGGGCAGCGACAGAAGCCCTTAAAAAATCGGATGAGTTTGTATTGTGGAATCATGAAGCAAGCCAGCCGATGGCAAGGCGGAAAAATGGAACCCTGGAAGTTAAGGAAGATGACAAAGGGGTCTATATAAAAGCCGATGTTTCAGGCACAGAGTGGGGGCGAAAAGGCTATGAGGCCATAAAATCGGGTGTAACCGATAAAATGAGCTTTGCTTTCACGGTAAAAGAAGAGGAATGGAAAAAAGAGGAAGGCTCTGACGACTTTAACGTGAGAGAGATCACTAAGTTTGAAGAGCTTTTTGATTATTCACCAGTAACTTATCCGGCCTATCAGGACACGGATTTAACAGCAAGAAAAAATATTGCCTTCAGAAACAAACCAGAGCCCGGAGCGCCGGGTGATGGAACTCCGGCGGGAGAGTCTCAGAATGCGAGAAGTTTTGATCTTGCAAAAAAGAAACTTGACTTACAGGAGAAAGAATTATGACAGTGCAGGAAATTTTAGAGCTGCGGGGCAAAAGGGCGGCGCTCATAAAAGAAAATAGAGAGCTGCTTACCCTTGTGGAGAAAGAGAAGCGCGATTTAACCGCTGAGGAAAAGAGCGCCTATGACAAAAGAGACGCTGACATCGACAGCATGAAAGAAAAGATCGACCGGGAAGAGCGGTTGATGGAAAAAGAGCGGGAAATACTTGAAAAAGAAAACCGCATGGAGAAAAACGGACAAGACCCTGGCGAGGTAAACGATATTGCCAAAGGTTATGCGGAAGCCTTCCGGGCTTATGTGCGAAACTTTGAACTCGCGCCGGAACAAAGGTCTGTTTTGCAGCGGGGTTATACCCAGTTTGAGAAGAGAGCTTTGGCGGCTGGCGTTGCGGCAAGCGGCGGTTATACTGTGCCGGAAGACTTCTACAACAAGCTTATTGAGGCTCAGCTTGCTTGGGGTGGGATGAGACAGGCCAAAACCGAAAAGATCACCACAGAAAGCGGGGCAACTCTGCCAGTGCCAACTGAAAATGACACCGGGAATAAGGGCGCTATTTTGGGCGAAAACACACAGGCGCCAAGCGACACTGACCCGGCTTTTGGCGTTGTCAATATTGAAGCGTATATGTACACCTCAAAAATTGTGCTTGTTTCCTTGCAGCTTTTGCAAGATTCAGCCTTTGACGTCGACTCTTACTTGTCAAGAAAGCTTGGGATAAGAATTAGTAGGGCTCAGAATGAGCATTTTACAACCGGAACCGGAACAGCGCAGCCGAGGGGTGTTGTGACTGCGGCAGCCGAGGGCAAGGTTGGACTTGCAGGGCAGACAACCAGCGTTACATACAACGATCTTGTTGACTTGCAGCACTCAATTGACCCGGCCTACAGGATAAACGCTGAATGGATGTTTAACGACTCAACTTTAAAAGCCCTTAAAAAGCTTATTGACGGCAACAGCAAGCCATTATGGACAGCTGGCCTTGCGGTGCGGGAGCCTGACACTATTTTAGGCAAGCCTTATGTAATCAATCAGGACATGGCTGACATGGCAATTAGCGCGAAATCGATCCTTTTCGGTGATTTTTCAAACTACATGATAAGAGATGTAAAAAGCATCCAGCTCATGAGGCTTACAGAGCGCTATGCGGACTCTTTGCAGGTTGGCTTTTTGGCCTTCCAGCGCGGTGATGGAGATTTGATAAATGCGGGAACCAACCCCATTAAATACTATCAGAACTCAGCAACATAAGAAAATCTTTAGCGGTGTGGACAGGCGGCAATCACATCGCTGATGAAGTTTTAAGTTATAGCGGGCGCCCGCCTGGCGCCTGCAAACTTCGAGGGAAAGAATGAAGGTTAAAATTACAAGAGCAATTGCATCGGCTGATTGGGGTTATGCCGCTGGACAAATAGCGGATCTGCCTGACGAAATGGCGGAGAACCTTATTAAAGGCGGCGGGGCTGTTCGCATAACCGAGAAAAAAACTGTTGAGACTGCGGAGAAAAAACCGCCACAGACAGCCCAGAAGGTGAAAAAGAAATAAATGGCCTTAAACCCTAATGCCCTGGTAACATGGGATTTTATTAAATCTTTAAAAAACACATTCGATGACGCAGAAGACCTGGTTATAGGTGAATTTCTTATCAACTCAATTTCTCAAAGGGTTGAACACCTAACAAAGCGGTTTCTCCCTGCGGCTGATTATACTTTGACGCTGGCCGGAACGGGGAGGAAAGAAATAATCCTGCCTAATTACCCGGTTAATTCCATCACAAATCTTTATATAGATTCTTCCAGGGCGTTTGGTGCGGAGACCGAAATTGCGGCGGCTGATTATGAGCTTGAAGCAAAGACAGGCATTATTTATCTCTACAACCAGACAGCGCCGAAAGAAAGGGGTGTTGTCAAAGTAGTTTTTAATGCCGGCTATGCGACTATTCCGGAAGATCTGCAACAGGCAGTTTTTGAAACGTTTATGTGGAACATTGGGAGAATAAGAGGCCAGGGAATAGGGATTGAAAGCCAGAGCGCGGGCGGGGTTTCGGTTAAGCAAGCCCTGACAATTCCATCAAGCGCCTGGACTGTTTTTTTAGACTACCGGAGGGCGGACTTTTGAATATAAAAATTGACATCAAAGATGAGCTTTCCCCTATTTTTCACAAAATGTATGTCAGCTTTCCAAAAATAAGCAATTTTATTATTTCAAAAGTTGCAAAGGAATATGCGGAGGACGTAAAAAAGAACTATCTATCCGGGCAAGTTTTAAAAAATCCGACAGACGAAACAAAAGATTCTGTTAAGTTTTATAAATTAAAAAGGGGCCACTTCCAAGTGCGACCAGGCTGCGGCATAAAAGGCAGCTTGAATTATTTATCAATTTTTGAAACCGGCGGAGAAATTACAGCAGAGAACCATCCTTATTTGCGTTTTGAAGTTGATGGCAGATTTGTGTCTGTTAAAAAAGTCTACATCCCTCCAAAACCCTTTATGTCAAAATCATACAAAGCGTTTGCCAATAGCGGCAAACCTTCGCAAATCGCAAATAGGACAATTGACAAAATGCTTAGAAAATGGGGGCTGAAATGATAAGCCGGGCATCAGAAGAAATCCTTTATGCTGCAAAAAACACAATAGCGGCGGACATCCCGGCAATTCTTGCAACCATGCAAACAGAAGCGGGGGATAATATACCACTCCCGGATTTTAAGATATATGGGCTCGGATATAACGTTGAGGCAAAAGCTAAATATCCAGTAATTCTTTTTCACCAGGCAGAAGTGGAAATTGAAGAATCTGGGCAGAATGCAATGAGCTACAACTTTGATATTGAGGCGGTTATTGCCTGTGATGACACTGACCCGGAAAAGCTAACAAAAAAAATAATGAGATATGCCGAAGCGGTGCGGGAAGTTGTGCAGAGGAACTCTTCTTTAACAAATGCCTGCCACTACGCCAAGGTTACACGAGTACAATATTACAGTGGCGAAGCAAGACAGCTGGCGATAGCGGTCATTACTATAAATATTTTCATTGAAATTGCATAGGGAGGTCAAATCTT